AAATCTGGTAATGGCAACTGTTTCACAAACTTGCTGTATGAAGTTATCATATCCTGTTGCTGGTATGTTATTATTTCTGAAAGAAAAATTAGTCATTCGACTGTTAGGACTAGGAATAATCGCACCAGAAATACTCGATGGTACTTCAGATGATAATAATGTTCTATTTGTTTGTGAAGGTAGAACGTATGAACCTAAAACGCTAGTATTGTTAATACATGAATCTAAATTTAGATAATCAATAGAAGGACATTTATCTAAATCCAATTGAGATAATAGATTTTGTTGAAGATTAACATCACGAAGGAATGGCATATTACTAAAGTCTATCTGACTAAAGTTACATCTCTGTGCGTAGAAAGTTTCTAGTTGGGGATATGATCCGCCAATAGAAGACAGTTGTGAATTATATCCTACCTTAAGATCTGTTAGATATATGCTGTCGGTAGCAAAAGTTAGAGACGTTAGATTATTATAAGCAAGATCAACACTTGTAACATATATGTTGCTGCTTAAATCAAGACTAGTTAATACATTGTTGTTTAGGTTTAGCCTTTCTATGGCCGTACTGTTTGAGAGATTTAGACCTTCTAGAGTACTTCCTGAAAAATCCAACGCATTCAATATAGGAAAACTCTGAGCCTCAAAGTTAGTTCTGAGTCCTTCATATATAAATCCTTGAATTGCTAGTTGTCTTAGATTAATCATACCTTCTAGGTTGACATATTTAATTTTCCTGTTAACTGGAACATTTCCAACTCCACCTGTCCAATATAAAGATGGATCATTTAGAATAAGTCTGGTAATTGAATCTGCTGGTTGATTGGTTTCTAAAGTTATACCTTTGATACTTTTCAAAGTCTCGGGTGCTAATGGAATATTAACTGGCTCTTTCTTATCAACTCTAAAATAACATTCCTGTTTATCTTGAATTAAAATATCATCTAAGAAAGATCCAGATCCATCTGTGTTGTTAGATACAATAAATGTTCGGAATGCTTCGTTGTATAAGTTATACTTCAAATCTCCAATTGGTCTGGAGTCTGAGTATTTTTCACCCTCTTCTCCACCGACATCAGGCGGAGTTGAATATAGAACAAAAGTATCCTTCGCAAAGTTTGTTTCATCGTAGTATAGAATAGCATCTACTGTAGGATCTCCACAAGTAGAACCTGCCCATACATCATTCTCATTTTGACCGTCTTGTCTGGCGAAAACTCTTAATGCGATCGTACTGGGTTCTTCGGCTACGACACACTTACAATTTGCTGATCCTAACTCATTGACTAATATTGGTTCTAGGAACGCTACTTTACCACAATCTCTTCCTGTACATGAAGTTCCAGGTCCGTGGAAAAATCCACCCGACCCCTGACACTCAAGATAAGTTTTACCATCTAAACAAGTATCAGGGCCAGTACAACAAGAACCAGTTTCTACTGGTGTTGTTTGTCCTTGATCTACGCAACTGTCACAGGAAGCCTCCCACATACCATGAAGAATTTCACAATCTGTTTTTGTGTAATTATCCATACATACAGTTTGTCTTCCTGTATGATATGTGTAATCAAAGTTGCTAGTTCCTTCCCAATAAACTGCATTAGTTTCTGATTTAACTTTACAGGTTCCTAATGTTACATCAGTATTTGGTGCTGTTGAATTACAACTAGGATCTGTACATGATTTACCAGGTCTCCATACTGAGGTAAGGCGAGCCGTCAAGTCTTGTTCAGTCCAATTTTTATTTTCTCCTGCCGCTATAACTTTAAGATAGTAATCTCTCTTCAGTTGTAATGCTTTAAAGCATTGATATTGTGTTTTCATATCACCACAATTAGTAGTTTCATATCCATTTACTGAGTCTATTATATGACAACTACCTGCTAAATACTTTTCACCAAGTCCACTATCATATATGTCAGCATAAAGTAAACCACTAGCCGGAGCGGTTCTTATGTCATCACAATATATTCCTGGCCACCATTTTCCTTTTAGGTTAACACAATCGTTTTCTGTCTTTGATTCACATACCCATCCATCACCATTATTGTACTGACATCCACCCCACATAGTGGCCTTGTTTATATCTCCATCACTTGCTGAGATGATACCACCATCACATTGACCTTCCTCACTAACTAAAGTAACCCACACAGGTTCACTTGAGTATGTTGGTCCTACCGTTCCATTCCACTTCCCCTTATTAGGGCCACTCGTATCATAATATTTCTTTGGAGTAGGTCTAGAACATACAAGTGATGCGCCATCAAGACCACCACCACCATTATTTTGTTCTGATGTTGGTGGTCGTGCATCTGATGTAAACATTCCTGTTTCACAATTGTAGTTTCCATTGATAGAACAATCACTCAATGTTCCGCTTTGATCAGGAGCAATCCATGTTCCGTTATTTCTAATACAATCTTGCGATGTTTGTTGACCAATACATATTCCCGCTCTACAACAAGCACCAATATTGGTAGGGTTATCTATGTTGTTACATGGATTAGATGCACATTGTGATGATATTGATGTTCCCACACCATTATGAAATACACCACCAAGAGACTCACAATAGTCTGGATTACATGTATCAAAACAACCATCATCAATACAACAGGCATATTTTTGATCTAGGATTGACGATAATGAATCTTTTGTAACATCGATACATAATTTTCCACCGAAGAATTCAGCATCAAAGTTTGACTGAGTAATACAATCCGCTACTAATAAGTTGTCCGTACAACTACTACACGTTTTACATGCTCCGTGTAAATCTGAATTTAGTGGCAGTATCGGTGGTTCAACAATATTAGGACAATTATCTCCAAGTTCTCCACAAACAGAACCTTTACCTCTGAAAATACTTAAGTTTCTTTTACAATCAATATATCGAACATTATCTTCACATACAAATGTATTAGTTGTTTCATCTAAAGTACAGCAAGCACCGACATCTTCTGAATCGGGCTGTATTGCCTTTGATCTTGTTCTAAATTCTATAGCCATATTTTACCTTTAAATGAATCTCATAGTATATACACCATCTCTTTGTGATACGTTAGGAACCACCTTATTATTTAGTCCCCTAAATCTACTAGTAGATTGTGAACCTGATGTTAATGGATTTTGTGTATTGAACGGATTGCTCCATGTAGTATCAACACTGGGATCTTTAATATTCGGTCCCCAAATTTCACCTATTCTACTACTACATCCAGTAGAAGGATTATATGTCGTACCACTAGCAGCAGAACCATTTCCTCCAATTGCTGGAGTTGATGTTGGCGTTGCTATAGGAGCGTTACCAGCACAACTAGTTCCTGTTGTATCGCCTACAAATCCAGCAGGTGTTTTTGATTTGTCATGAATAAATCTACAACTACTAAAGACGTATTGTTCACAAGGACCAGGAGACGGGGCTGGGCAGGGGATCCCTGCGGGATAACAGTCACAACCATCACACGCACTTAATTCTGAAACAGCATCTAGCGATATTTCCCCTGCTGGTGATGTGTTGCTGATGTTAGGATCACAAGGCCACCCCTCGGTCTGACATACGGATTCTATATCACACCAGTTACATATAGCCTCTGCCTTCCTTGCCACTGTAGGATCGCAATCCGGATTCGTATCGGTGCCATCTATTATATTACACCAGTCCCCGATTTTCCAGTTCGGATTATTTATGCTGCACTCATCACTAATTGGATTCTCACAGGTGCCATTTATTACTCCTATTTGAAGATTTGTTAGTTCTATTTGATTTTGTAATGTACAGGGCTTATACTTACAACCTCCGGGATTTTTACAACAATCTGACCATCTATATGGAATATGAATTCCTTCTGGTGTAACGTAACCATCTCTAGGATTAGATGATATCCATTTTTGATCTGTAGGATTAAAAACGTCCTGTGGATATCCTTGCGTAGGCACTGGTTTGTATGGTCCACTTGCACCATCCCAAGGTCTAGTATAGCCAGGAATATTACCATCAAAATCACAATTAGAGCATGTAACCTTAGTGTCCTTCACAGAACAAGAACTACAATCTCCAGCAGCACCAGTCGCTGTATCTCCGGCAGGACAATCTAATGTCCAACTCAGACAGCAACATGATCCAATGAACTTTGTCTTTGGACAATTAGACATAAAGCAGGGATCTGTACTGAATGTTCCCTTACATTTTTCTGTTAACTTAGATACTGAATCAAAGGATTCGTCATTTTGTGAGACTTCAAAACCACCTTCATAACAATTACCACCAAAGAAGCAACAAGATCCTGATGTCCAGTCACTGCGTGGATCTATGCCACCACCACCGCCTAGGCCGCTACTTGTACCAAAGCCAGCGAAGGCAAATTCAAATCCATCACCATCTCTATCCGGATCGCCTGGTGGATCTGGTGGATTCCCGTCACACGGTTCTGATGTTCCATCATCACAGCACGGGTTTCCCGTATTACAACCACATGCGGGGTTGGGATCACAACAGTCGCCATCTCCACAACATTCAGGACTGGATGAATCTTGGCAACATGGACTCGCAGAATCTTCACAGTTACAACAATTTTGACCTTCACAAACACAATCACATGTGCCAGCAATCGAACAATTGACTTCAGAACATAATGAGTCTTGACCCATAAAGATTCCGGTGAGTGCTGAACATTGTTGTGGTGTAATATTATCAATACACTCATCTGTACATAGACAACAGGCTCCTCTATATTCTTTCTGCGGACAACAGATAGCACAGTCTTCTACATCAGGTGTCCATTGAGAATTACTAGAATCTATTGCCGCACATTGAATCTCAGTAAGACCTGTACCATGACAAATTCCACTAAATGTATCACAGCAAGTACCAAAAATAAAGGGAGAACAAGCATCAATTTCACTACAGATATCACATGGCACCTGTGGTGGGATTACAGAATCTTCTGGAACAAAGTAACCATTAACAAGGTTACAAGACAATGCTGTCGCTGGAGTTAAACAAACAGGTCGTACTATTAAGGTTATATCTAGGTTGGTACACTCAGAACAATCGTCAACTACTCCGCCAGGACATTGGACATTATCAAACCCACTGGGACTGCCTGAGGAACTGTATGGTATACAATCCCCACCCACAGAGCAATCAGTACAACAAAATTTATCTGACAAAGAACAAGGATCCACATCGGGATATCCGTCAGGACCGTAAACGTTGATCGAGCCGATATCGAGCGGATCGCAGTTGCTCACATCGGATTCCCGTAAGTTACAGGCAATGGACTGATATGCACATTCACCGTACCGTTCTTTACAAACCGCTGCTTCACAACAATCACTAACCGCATAACATACATGACCACCAGTCTGATCTCGGGTACAACAAGAACCGACGCAACCGGGTAAACATGTAAGACAGTCGCCAGGTTCGGTGGCACCCTCTTGACAACAGTTGGCAGCCCCACCACCTTCACCACATTGAGTAAATGCAGAACCAAAACACCAATGTCCGCAGAAGCCACCCTCGCAGCCTGGAAAATCAATTGTTCCAAAGTCACCCAAGTTAGGACAATCAGCAGGTGGATTTGCACCTTGACATTCACAAAATGTTGGTGCATCCGAATTGCATGAATATTCGATAGTGCTTTCACCAACACCAGAACAACATGCTCCTGTTATTCCCGCCCCACAAACATCATCTGTTCTATTCACACAAGCAACTTCTGACTCAAACAAACCACTGATACTAGCACAATATTCGTCACTTACAAAATCAACACAGTTTAAGTTAGTACAACAAGATCCGAGAGTACTTGAGTTGAATACATCAATATCCCAACCATAACCAGTCATTGTAGCAAACCATGTCTTTCCGTTATCAACAGTTGCCAAATTTAATATATCAATACCATTAGTAAACTTTGGATTTCCCGCAAAGAAAACATTGTCAGGGAATGCTATATTATCTGGTCCATCCTCAACAACCAATGTAATATTTTTCATTTCGGCATAATCAACACCATCATCTGATCCTAAAGAAAGACCAGGACGTTGTTCATATGACCAAGTAATACCTGCGATTTGGAAAGGCGCCTTGACGTGGAAAAAGTTAGTGTTTGTAATGTCTAAGTTGATTCTACCTGTAATAGTTTCTGTAGAAGTAGTTCCTGGTCCTTCACAACCACCATTACAACATTCCGTAGAAGTATGATCACAACAAGATCCAGATTTACATCCTAGTCTAAAACCATATTCAACACTAGTATCTTCATCGATGCCCGAGTCCACATCACAACTAGGCATTATTACCAATCGAATTTTACCAAACCAAGGATCTAGTGTGTTCTCAGACTCGAACATGTCTTGGGTTATTCTCAAACAATATGAAGCAGCAGTATAACCCTCTATCTTTAAAGAACCATTAGTACAGAAATCCTTATCCCTAAACTTTGCTCCTATGAACTCATCCGCTGATTTACAGCCACTATCATATATAATTGCTTGCTCTGTTGGGCAAGGAATTGCGTCTCCATCATCTGACTGATTCCAAGTCATTGGGTGAATATTCGATTCGACTCCATCACCAAATGGATATCCTTCAGAATCATTTATATAAGGAGTATTGAAGGCAACAATCTCTCGCCGTTCTTCAACATTACCATATCCCTCATCCAAGAAAGATACATTCCCAGATAGCGGATCTTCAAAATTAATTTTACTAGCACCCCATAAAGGATACTTTAGTTTTTTTGTTGCCTCTGGATCATTGACTTTTGTTCTAAGGATAACAAAACGATCTGGTTGGGTTTGGGGCGAAACACTAACACACATATTACCAAATGTTACACCACCACCATCAACGTAACGAACTAGAGAAGATACATCTAAAATGTATTCTCGTAAAACGTCACTTTGTTTAGTATGGAACACTCTACCACAAAAAGCAGAATCAAACTCATCGGTAACTTGATCAATTACGTTTCGGAACTTAACCGTAATTGAATCGCCTGTACCTGTATTGTCGGCAGATGCTCCGAAGAAGGAACCACTGGCTCCTTGTGCTTTCCATCTAGGATCTAAGTGAAGAAACTGACCAGTTATTCCTTGATCTACATACCCACCCGTAGCACTACCTGTTCCACCAATATAGATGTGTGTGTCTGTAACGTAGAGTTGTAGATCACCACTAGCAGTTAATCCTCTTAGTTCAAAGGTTGTTCCAGTTCCAGGTCCATAAGATTGACTAACAAAAATTCTACCAGAAGATCCAATATTTTCTCCTCCTGCGGTTAGTCCAATATAAGAACCCATTGGCCAATTAGATTGGTTTGTTGGAATATCTTGTTCTGTTATTGGGAAAGCATTTGGACCAGTTATGGCAGCAATAATAATAGACGTTGTATCTGAGAAAATTAATTTTGCTTTACTTCCATTTCCATCAAATGGGTATTCATAACCAGAGAGGTACGCAGAATTAGATCCTGTGGAACCAGTTGGTCCTGTATTACCAACAACACCAACAACCCCAACAGCCTTTACGCCCTCGGGTCCAGTTGGTCCTGTTACAGATTGAAATGTACTATATGCCATATATTCCTCTAGTTATGTATATCAATTATTTTAGCCTGACTTGTTGTCAACCAACCCCTGAACAATCATTACCTCCTATTGGATTACCCTGGCCAATAGTACAGTTCGGCGGGTCGCTTACTTTAAACGACGAGTTACCTATTGGTATGACTGTTTGTGAATGACAATTAGTCAAAGTAACAAAGAACTGATATGAACCTTCGAACTCTACGCCGGCTCTTGTTAGATCAATACCACCCGGGCTACCCCCGGGGTTCGTAATATTAATTCCAAGAGCAGCAGTTATATCATTACAACAGTATGACGTATTCGGAGATTCAGGATCCGTGTAGAGTCCATATACAAACGGATTATTACACTCAGTTGATTGACTCTCATCGGAATCCATATCACATAAAATAACTTTAATATCTGGATTACAAAATGTGGGAGACGCATCGGGTAGTGACCCAGATAAAGGTACAATATCATCTAGTATTATTCTTACACTCATACCCAGGCTTGGACAATTCGCGTCCCGTCCTGACTCAACACAAGTTAAGGTTTCCACGGTTGCGTCTGGCATATTACAGTTACAACATGTTCCCTCACCTAGACATTCACTACATGTATCACCAGTAAAATCTGTAGGAGACGCAAAAGGATCATGATGAAAACCTAGATCAAGGTTAGTAATACCACAAGAACCAGTGAGAGTAGTACGATTACAGTTTCCAACCTCGACCATCGTACATTTAACTTCTTGAGGTTGACCAGTGGGTGTTGTATAATAACAACATTGATCCATAGGAGTTTCAACACCACATAGGTCACAAAAGGCTGTATCATTAGCATTTCCGCTAGACCAGGTAGGGGTAAATGTAGAATCTCCGTTGAGGGTGTTAAGACAATGCCACTCACCAGTAGGATAAGCACAAGTAGGATCAGCAGTTGCACTTGATTTATAACAACAATTTCCCCAAGACTGAGTTTGACAATTAACTAATTGGCATGGTTTATCTGATTGAGTATTTTGTAGTGGTTCTGAACCTGAAGTATTTTTCCCCAAGAAGGCTGGAATACAGAAAGTTCCTTCTTCACCGAATGGGACATCTTCACAGAAAAATGTTCCGTCTGATATGTCTCCTTGACAACAACTAGGTCTTAATATTGGATCACATGGGTCTGAATCACAACTCAAATTCTCTGTCCAATTTGGATCTACATTAAGAATACCGCCGCCGGGGTTTATGATAACCGTATTAACGTCCCTATCCTCACACGTTCCGTCTGGGTTACATAATCTACCTCTAGGCCTAGTACAATCTGGATCATTATCAGTCCATCTACTGTAGAGAATAGTGTTGCCATCAGCATCTTGAGTGTTGTTCGGACATTGAGCGAATGTGGTCTGATCCAGTACTTCTACATCCACGCCATTATTATTAATTATTCGATAACAACATCCAATAGGATCACAGAAGTTAGGATCTGATATTGGGGCTACTTGCCAAACACCACCACCACAGTTGTTTTCACATGTATATGAATAGGTAGGACTTCCACTACCAGTACTAGTACAGCAGTGTCCGTATTCCGCATCGACTGCACAAACACAAGCATCGCCCGCACATATATTGTCTGGTGTAGACCAAGATCCATTGATCGCATTACACTCAGCCAATGTCTTCGCACTACATGATGGCGGATCCTCATCAGAACAGCATTGACCCGTTGAACATGGACTTATTGAAGAACAACTAGAAACTACAGTTTCATTATTTAAACACTTAATTCTAGTGGTACACTCGTTAGTGGCGCAATTGTAACATCCAACCTCAGGAGTACCAAAGTCTTCTTGTAGGTCATCTAAAGATCCACATACATTACATGGTTGACCGTCACGACACAAAATTCTGTTTTGACAGTTGGTAACAATCAATCCATACAACTTGTTATTGTTGTTGTTTACATTTCTGTTAAGCCTTATTATTTCTTCGACTCTATCTTTTCTATTGCCTGTTATAGGTGTCATATCATCAATACAACTATCACCATAACAAAGACCAATATTGCGATTAGTAGAACCAACTAAAGATGTATTACCATCATCAATACTATCAATACCATAGATGAGTGGAGTATATCTGGCGTTCTCGCTGGTTCCGCCTATTGATGAAGCAAGATCTTCTTGTCCCGCTAAACATGGACCGCTGTCGGGACATATGACTGGAACAAAAGTAAACGTATTCAGTGCGCCAGGGACAGTTCGTTTTGTTGGTACATTGTTAACCGTGTTTAGCAAGTTTGGATGTTCAACTCCTTCTCTAAAGTTAGCAAACAGAAGATCCTTATAGTCACCTTCAATATCAGCACTACAATCTACAACTCCATTACTTAGTGCTTCGATTCGAGTTTGACACTCTATCGATGATAGTTTAAAGTTATTAACATCAGTTGTAGAAAAAGTACCAAAGTTTTGAATGAGTCCAGCGAGGCTTTCCCAATTAACTGTATTACCACAGAAAGGATTCAGACTGTTACATTCTCTATCATAGACAGCCTCAAAGTATGATTCATAAAGAAGAGCGGCATCCACACTCCAGTTGCCATCACGGCGACACCATCCAACATTTGCGTCAGTAGGATCGTTAGCCATAACATAAGCACAGAAAGAGTTGAGACAAGGTTCACATGAGAAAAGAGAAACAAAATTATCATCGCTAGTTGTTGTTGGCCAAGAAACACCTGTACCTGGCCAAACTTTAATTCTCTGGCTACAAGACGATCCATCACATGGGAAGTATTCATTCACAGGCCATTCTGTTTGTTCGCACGTTGATTGATCGTTAGCATTAAGTAGTGTTATGAAATCTGTGCTTAGACCCTTTCCACATAAACCTGTGGCGTTTGTAGAGAAGCAATCGTCAATCGTTCGATCGTAATCACTAACACTATCACATACACTCCCATCATCACAAGCATAATTTGTTCCGTATATTTTAGCCGTATTACAATATGCTTTTAATGTTCCAGCAGCAATCACATTGGGTGACAATGTGTTAACATCATTGAGACACTCAGTTACCTTATTGTGTCCAAGACAATAACCTTGAGTTAGTTCGCCATCTGTTGCTACATGATCAGGATCAATATTGTAATTGTCCTCGCTAATTATGTAATCGGTAGAATATGTGTTTTTATCAACTGGTAAGCCTGTTATTGTATCAATATCTCCAGCGTAGTGATACATCTGTTCAGCAAGTCCACCAGCACATGTAGATTCATCTACTGCGTAAGAAAGAACCCCTGCTCTAGCACAGTTTACTGTTTCAATGTTTGGTTGTTCTGGATTTTCACATGGTGATCCTATTACGCAGTCTGCTGATAGGTTATCACCGAAGTAAACACCACCAGCATCAAGACAATCATACTCGTTGTTAATAGAACAAACTGTTGAATTATCAATACAACAGTACCCATATTCTAAAGGATTTGCACAAGCGATTGATGGAGGACCATTTTCGGAATTATGGTTGGTAAGGTTTAGTGAACAATTTGTAGAGAACACACCAGCATATACAGAATCCTCTACTAGGTCACCAATAATATGTGCAGTGCCTTCGTCTTCATTATCTCCTAACATTTCTCTATAAACAGCCAAAGATTTTTTACTTTGTGTGTTATCATCATAAGTATTAGAAATTGACCATCCATCTTCGTTTATAGTAAAGAAAAAGTTTCCTTGTTTTCTCGTTGATGTTAAGTATATACGATTCTGTGATGTATCGCCAATCAATTTATCATCAAACTGCTTGTTCATGGCAACAATATATGCCATTTCAGATATACTTGGAACATATCTCCAGTTCTCTTCTCCTAGGCCAGCACCATTAAAGGATTTGGCCCAAGACATCGCTTGAGTATTTGGATCATGAATTAAACCTGCTTCATCATATCTATCGAAGTGTGTGTTGTGATATCCATCGGACATTCTATCACATCCAGTTGGTCCTGAAATATAGTCAGTAGGAATTCCCGTAGTTAACAGTTGAAGATTTCCTTCTGTTCCTGTTACACCAGCAATCCATAATCTCCATTTCTTAAATGTTGGTGAAGTTGTTTCGCAATTACAAGAGATGGCAGTATCACAGGTTGAGCAATCATTAAATCCTTGATTCCATGTACTAGTAGAAGAAGAACATTCTAATTGTGTTACAGGATAATCTGGAGAGCATCCTGAAGGTGTACAGCATATACCAAGAGGAATTGCTTGTCCCGCACAACAATCGACTGTAGCACAGGTGGTTTGTGCGCCCATATGAACACCACCATCACCAGAACATTGTGTAGGAAGAAGGTTTTCCCTACAATCAGATTCAAAACAACAGGCCCCTCTGGTAGATTCTACACAAGGATCTATAGGTCCATTTGGACCTTCATACACACAAGGTGTGTTGCTTACAAAAATTCCACCAAGATCACTACAAATGTCTGAAGTTGCGGTTGCTGATTCCCCATTAATACAACAACACCCAAGATCTCCACAAGGATCAGGACAACTGAATGTTCCACATCTTTGATTAAGAAAGAAGTTTCCTCCTACATCATTACATTTTCCTCTTGAAAAATTAAAGCAAGTATTATTTACACAACAAGCACCAAATTCGTCAGCACATGGTTCACTAAAACATGTAACTCTATCGAACAATTCACCTTCACAGTTAACATCGAAAACATAATCTCTACAATCTCCGTTGTTACAACATGCTCCAATTTTTGATGCATCTGCGTAAGTTACACCATAATCTATACCAGCAACAAAACAATGCCAGTCTGTTCCTTTGTTAAACGAAATACAATTTATAATATCCGTTCCAGATTCACTTAATTTTGGACTTTCATAAAACTTGAATGGGTTATTTGATGTACTGAATGGATTTTGAGAATTTGATGCCAATCCACCATTCTTAATGATCATACTTAAGTTGACAGACTCACCGTATGTAACACCATCAGAACTATCAAGAGCAGTATAACCAGCGTTAGTGTTTGTGGAGGCAGAACTAATTCTAAATCCCTGAGTACCAACAATGTAGTGAGTATTGGCCTCATTCAAATCAAGAGTAATAAACTCATCAACATTAGGATCATGTCTCTTAACTACTTCCTTGAAGTCTCCCAAAACAACATGAAGTGAATTTGCTTCGGCACTCTCTCCATTTGATTCTTTATAAAAAGTTCCTGTAGCACCACTGATGAATGTTGTTCCAGAATAGTATAAAAGTTCACCAGTCTGCCCTACGATCTGTGACTGTTGTCCTGACCCTACAGGTGCTGAGATTTTTAGACCAGCGGGGGTAGATAGTTCTTCAATTGTAATATCTGGATCTTCGGTGACTATTGATTTGAAGTAAGCAGTAGGTCCACTAACTCCTCTTAGAATACTAGAACCTGTTCCTAGAATATTAATATCAACTCTAGGATTACAAGGGGAACCAAGATCAGGTAGACAAGGATCTCCCACTGGAATACAAGTTCCACAGCAACAATACGATCCTAGTGGACAATCAAACCCAGCAGAACAAGAATCACAAATAACACCATTGATTCCACCACTAGGAGAACCAGTTGCTCCCTGTATAGGACCAATGACAAAATATTGCCCGTCTTTGTTTTTTAATAATCTTTGATTACAATTTGTGACGCCAGCAGAACCAGAAATACCAGCACCAGTTGATCCAGTGTTTCCTGTGGTGCCTGTAGATCCAGTGTTTCCTGTGGCACCAAAAGACCCATCAGGGGCCGTTGCTCCTCTTGGTCCAGTCGGTCCCATTAGTGTAGAGATGGAAGAATTGCCCATATTAAAATCCTGATTTTCGACTTAGTATGTAGTAAAGAATATATCTACATTTGGATTGGACTTCAAAGGACTTCCATACCAAACAATACCATTAGTATTTTTTTCTCCATACGAAACGAACTGATAAATGTCAGTAGCATCTGTCAATACAGGTCGTTCGTTATAAGGAAAAATCCAGTTAGATGGAAAGGTATCACCATCTAAAGTTGCCCCATCAGTCCTTGCTAGGAAATTTCCACCCTTAATTATAAGAGTAAAGGCAGATGCTCTGTTTGTATTATCACCACCAAAGTAATCACTAAAATTATGATCCGTTGGTGTAACATCATTGAACTTAACAAAAGGTGCTTTAGCAGTGTTGGTGACTAATTCTCCTGTCTGATCTTTGTAAAGTTCGTTTGCGTCTACTACCCAAACATTACCCCAAGGAGCAGTTGAACCATATGGATCATTTCTAATAGAAGATGTGCCTAGATGAAGACCAGGATTTACATTGAACTCTATAGTTCTGGTTGATGATGTGATTGATTCACCAGTTACTTCTGTAATACCAAACCTATAACCAACTTCATTATAACTTCTAGATAATGCTCGTATGGTTTGTCTTTCGGCGTTATATTCAAAACCAGTAGCACCTCGAACTAGTGGCGTAGCCTCGGCACTATTTCCGCCAGAACCTCCCATATAGGCAATCTGTCCTGTTTGTCCGCTGACAGGAACAGGAATAAAACCACTACCACTATACTTAATATTAATCTCATCGTTGGTATGTGTTACTACAAAACCACCTGTACCTGAAATTGTTTTTATATTATTAGCAGTTCCACAATCCGCAGTGACCATTATTGGTTCGTATGGTCCTGTAGTTGAAGAATAAACTTCAAAAACAATTTGACCTTGTGGACCCAAAGATCGTGGATTCGTACAATCAATTGTTGTTGATATTCCAAGATCATGTAATTCTACATCACCATTAGTATATAATGTTCTAGCAGAGTAACTTCCATCAATATCAAACTCACCAATTGTTATGTTTTCAATTGTAGCACCCGATGGACCACTTACACCAATAGGACCAGTTGATCCTACAGGACCAGTCAAACCATTTGGTCCTGTACCACCAGTAGGTCCAGTTGGTCCTATTCCGCCTAAGTTATATCCAATTACACTATTTGACATTTATCACCCTGATACTTTGAGTGTTCCACCATCGGAATATATAGAGCCTGCTACGCCGGCGGAGGTTGGTAGATTAGTAAGCGAAAGTGTCTTAAGACTAAGTTGATTTAGGAATGAAGTATAACTAGAATCCCCAACACGAACAATCCAGTTTACGCTAACATATGGAGGTATGTTTTCTATGGAAGTTAAACTAGTAGAGGAAGGCTCTGATACTCCATAGTTTACGGAACCTGATTGGTTGGCAGTAAGATTCATGTCAATCTTTTCTGAACCACCTTTAACATTTAAACCACTCTTAGTAGTAGAATCTCCTGTTGCTCCCATGATAAACTTATTTCTAAAGTCAGGAGTGAGAACCGAATCTAGAGTAATTGTAGCGGGAGTCAACCCAGTTGAGATAGCGCCATCTATAAATTGAAGTACTGCTGATGGAGGAAATCCACTTATAGTAAGATTCGTATCAGTGTATGATGCCTGTCCATTTTCACCACGAACATTGTTTATTAGATTCCCACTATTTATGATGACATGCTCAACAAGCAAACTATTAGATGTTTTCTTTATCACGTTTGCGACTAAGGTTCCTACCTCGACTCTCTGGCATTCCGGTGCTTCTGTACCTACGAAAGTTAAGAGTTCTCTAAAACCATATCGTTTATTGATTGCTGTACTAAAGTCTGGATACGTTGTTACACTAATAGGCGATCCATCACACATGGCCCAGCCGCTAGGAACCGTTGAACTCTGTCCAACAAAAGCATGAATAGATCCGACTGGGTTAACTCCACTCATATAAACTGCGGTATCACCGCCAAGGTAATTACCAACATAGTTCTTGACAATACCTTTATCTTGTGTAACACCATTTGATGATGTAGAGGGAAGTCTAACTATGACTGTCTTTAGAACTGATCCTGCGTCGTTTGGAGGTGTGCTATCCATAATACCAGCGGTTACAGCACTAAGGAAGAAAACTTCTGCTCCAGTAGAACCACTTATTGTATTGTTGGTATCAAAGGTGTTCATTATGATATCACCAGCCATAACATAATTGAATATGCTAGTACTGATTGTACCATCAGAAACAACACCACAAACCTCTGCGTTCTGTGGGCTATTTGCTTGTGCTAGTGTATATCCATTTGATGCTACATCAAACCGAATAACATTTCCTGCCGTAAACCCATGTGCAGCCTGAACTACATCAATGCTTAGTTTTGAACCAACTTGGGTTATTTCTCCAGCAATAGGAGTACCTGATATATTTGAACTTGAAGTATTGCAATCGGTCATTCAATGACTCCTGTGTTGAACTCTGAGTTTAAGACGTAATGGAAAGATAGAATGTCACCAAACACCCATCCGAATAATGAGTTGAATCTAAATCCTAGTGTGGAGGAAGAGATTCCATTAACTGAAGCAGTGGCATCCCAAGATCTAGATACATCATTATAACCCTTCGTACCAGCACTAATGTTTAGATTTTTTCCAGCACTCACATTGAATGCCATATTTATAGTTCCTCCGGGTGAGTACACAACCACTGTTGGAATCTTTCTCATCTCAATAGGAACTCTAACAAGAGTTGATGATGATCCACTTATCATATTAATAGTTGGGGTTGATGCGTCCGGTGTCGTTCTCGACGACATTGTTTCTTTGCCTATATAATCAGATGTCGTATATGATGTCTGATAGAATCTCTTACATCTATCATGTTCTAATTTGATATCAACCTGTGATGGATCTGAAACTTTATATCCTGGCTCCATTTGAACTTTCGCTAGAGAAACTTCACCTGTGTATAAAACATCAGCACCACCAGTAGAACCGGTTATTCCTCTGAATCTATATGGCAATATAGATATTTCTGCCCAACTAACATCACTATCAATTAACCCTGATCCTGTTGGACCTATTTCTGGACTGAAGTTTAATGCGAATCGTGTCCAGTCATATACACCATCAAGATATATTAAAGGAAGAATTTGGTTACTGGAAGTTCCGCCTGTTGTTCCTTGCCAGTATTGAGTATACTCAACAGCCAACATTCCTGTGCTTCCAGTTGTTCCTCTGGCATAGAACGATAACACAGCAGGTTGTCCAGCAAGAGTATTAGCATCCTCAATTACGTTATTCCAAGCGACATAATCACCAGCAGATTCACCCGAACTTACTGCAACATTTTGTCGAAGTCTAGCATAGTATTTTGGATTACCTGCTACATTAGTTTGACCTTCATTAAACTGTACACGTTCAATTTCGGCGCTTGACGCGGCAGAAGCACCTGACTTAAAGTATCTGTTTCTGTACCACCTATCAGCAAAGTAAGTATCTGCGGTTCCTGTGTGTATGGAACTAACACCAATACCTCTTTGCCATATATCAAAGCCACCATTTACTAATGTGGTAATATTCCCAGTTGATCTCACAGAAGAAACATATCCACCACCACCTACAGAAGATCCACTCACACCACCCGCAACTATAGCAGAAGTAAACGCATTTGCATCTCGTGAGAGTGATGCGAGGGCGTCTAATGAAGGTATATCATAACCTTGTCCAGGTCTTCCATTAAAGTAGAAAATTTGACTAGAGGCACCAATACGAAGTGCCATAGGAGTTGCACTTATGTTAGTTGCGATCCTACTTAGTTGTCCATCACGAGAGTCTAAAAAGAACAATGGATCGTCGCCCGACCCAAGAATATGAGTATTTACATCAAATGTATCTGTTGTTTCTGTTAATCCATATAGAAGAAGTTCAGTAGGGTTAACAACAAGACCTAACACTCTTGATTTGTTTTGATCACCACTATTTGTCGTATTTAATTTAATATAAGTACCAGCGTCATTCATTCCAATCAGATCACCAACAGCAAATCCATTTAAGGCCATTCTAATAGATCGACCAGATGCAGTAGCACCACCACCACCACCACCACCACTAGCAAAGGATGTTACTTCCTGTCCTCTGTAGTTTACAAACAAACCTCTGTCCGCTGATAGTCCAACAAGAACAGGTTTTGAAACATGTCCAGGCGTGTTTGGTTCTGTGGTTGTAATATTACCCTTTGGTGTGGCAGCAGATAGGAAGTAAGGACATCCCACAGAAAGAGCAGTACCAGCAACAGTAGAGAAGTCTCCTTCTACTTCACCATTGAATGTAACTTCAAAGTCTGAGTTACCGTTAACTCTAGAGATCATACCTACTACTTCTGCATGAGTAGCACCACCAGATGCTATTGCTAAAGTAAATCCTGTTGGATCAACATCCGTTGCCCTAACTACTTTACCGAAACTAAAAGTATGAGAGATACCAGATACTCGTCTCTTGTTTACACCCTTTAGAATATCAACCCTTCCATCACTGGATCTAATACGGGCAATCTGACCCGCAAGAGTTGTTCCTACTGGAACTGTATCGTAGGTATGATCATTTCCTATTACAAGATCAGTCGCAGTTTGACTGAATGATAAAGTTTTTCCGTTTGCTTCACCTAAGAAAATTTTCTGAATCGAAGAATCGGCAAGAGTTCCACCACCAATAAGTTTAAGATCCTGATTAGTAAACCAAGATCCTCCTAAGTTCAACAAAAATGGAGCAGTTGTTCCTGTGTTAAAATCTGGACCAGTGTATGATCCAACCACGATACCCGCAGTAGCAGCACCAGCGACTGGAGTATCATCTCCGTTTACATTTACCAAACCATTAGGAAAGGATACTTCACCCGCACTAGAAAAACTCACACTACCAGTTACTACCAAATTACCACCGATGGTTATTCCTTTGGCGATAGTATCTGAAATTTGCATGTCATATGTGCCACCAGAACCACCTCCAAGATACCCCGCGACGACATCTAAACCGATACCCCCACTTATACCATAGACATTAAGTAGATTCAACTTGGCTATAATCTGATCATTAGTCAGAGTTCGCCAGTCGTTAATTGTATCACCTAAAGATACCTCTGATATTTGACTATTATTATTTGTTATATCCGACATTTATTTTTCCTAATATTACTCGACTTAAGGAGTTAACCTCGGGACAGTTATTGTTGAATCATAAGCAAAAACATAAGTATTGGTTGCTTGTTTCTGTATAATAGAAACAAATCCTCTAAGAGAATTATTACCGACTTTATTAACTCGTACTAATTCAGGATTTCTTTTTTCACTAATTGCTAGAGGTTGTGGAATATCGATTGTTCCTTGATTTACAATTTCATAAACAAGTCTACCCGCTCCTATCGCTTGACTGTTGGCATATTCTCTACCTGCCGGATCTCTGAAATCATACACGTTTCCAAACTGATCTGTTTCTGTTCCATCTCCAGTAACTACTTTAATCTCTATTTCAAAACCTACATAGTGTCCTACTTGTACGAGTCCGGGAATGACAACTTCAAGATATTCATCACTGGTTAAATATGGAGGAAAAGTTACCCAAAATCCAGTTGGAATCCACGTCTCTACGTTCGGTGGTGTTGTAAAGTTTGTAAACAATTCAGCATTTTTATAGACTCTTAACGTAGGCTCACTACTGCCGCTAGAAATACTAGTTGTAATTGGACAAGCATTCCCAATGTTTTCTGTTTCTAAATCTATTCTTGGTTGACCATGTTTAAACAAACATCTATTTGAAGTTGATGTTTGATATGCTAAGATTGTTTGTAGTTCTAATAGTTCTCTTGATTGTAGAGCATAGCCTGGAATGAAACCAATAGAAATGGGGTTCTTTGTAGGATCCCAATTATCTCCATACCCACTACCCGATCCAAAAAAAGATTTATTCCATGATTGATTTGTTAGACTCATTTTCTACTCCGTTCATAGTGGGACTATAAATTTCGCTCTGTACAATTGGTTGCTAATAATATTGAATATGTTCGGTATTATGTATAAGAGATTACCAGAACCGACCTGAACTAGTGATTGAAAAACCTGTTCAACCTCAAAAGTAGCAGCGGGAGAACCAGAACCAGTAACTATATCTCCGGCAACTGGTGAAGTTTTCTGACCTGTGATGAATAGATTACTTCTTATACTACTACCAGGTCCACTAAAATTATAAGGTCTAAGATCAACCACAGATGCCTCTGTGTCTGATTGACTAAACTCAACTTTACTATTTAGAGGTAAACGAGGATCACCAATTGCCTTAGCAGTTGTTAGTGAAAAACCCGACCCACTATTATCTTTGATTTGAACTTTCACTGCTTGTCTAATGTTTAATTTAGTGTCTGTACCTTTACCTAATTCATCACCAACAATACTGCCTTTATTTGGACCTGCGGCATATATTGGATTTGATATTAAACCAAAAGAACCCATTACTATGCCTTCAGGAAAAGAACCAATCGAACCATTAGACTGACTTATACTACCAACAAACATAAGAGTTCTTGCTTGTAGTGCAATAGTAGGATCAGATCCTATATCTAGATCCGAACCACCAAAAGAAGTCTGTGGTGTTATTAGAGATTCTAATTCTGTTTTACTTGTAATATCAGAATTACTATTTGGTGAAATGTTTAGTTTTACAGAACCACCGACATAATCATTACCACCATTACTAATATTATATCCAGTTAACTTATATCCTTTACTAGAATCATAGGCAGTACCAATACTCACAGATGCCTTAGAACCTTGACCAATAATAGTTAATGTGGGTTCTGAATCGAAGTAAACATTTTTATTACCAATGTTTATATCTAAATCTTTAATTGATCCTTTGGTAGTATCAGCGGCAAGTTGAACTTGATATTGTTTGTACTTTGCACTATTTATTCCTGTAGTCGGTTTTTCTAAAATTCGATTTGGAACAGGCATCCATTTCTCAGTCATAAAACCGAAGAGTTCATCCGTGATAGGATAAAGAAACTGCCACGTATATCCATCTTCTGTGGTAAAGGGTCTTGTTCCGATACTACTTGGTTCTATTGTCGATGCAACTCTATCTCTATCTAATCCACTCTGACAATTTTTTATACAAACATACACGTTATAATTCGATGTCATCACATATGGTTTAGATTTATATGTAATTTTTCCTTCAAAATCTACATCATAAGCATAATTGTTTTTATATGGATTGAATGCATCATAAACTATTCCACTAACCCAAGGAATTCTAGGTGTAACAGCACATACATCCTTCGGTGTCACTCTTTCCAAAACAGTAATATTCTCATAAGTAAGTTCATCAGTAAATGATGATTCTGAAGATGAACCAGACGTACCTGATATACCTGTTTTTGCCGCAAAGAAAAATATCTGATTATCATTAAGAAGATGATCTATAGCATTTTTTGCCACTAAGTTACGAAACTTAATAGAACTAGTATTCTCAATAGTTCTGTTACTTTTATTTATGTTTGTTATTGCTGCCATTTATTTTCCTCTTATGCTAACGAACATGTACTAACATCCTCATTCGGATCGTTTGGTGAAGCGTTATAATTTTTAGATGAATCTGGAGTAAGATATACCAAGTCACCAAGTCGAATATTACCAAAGGCTATTCCTATATCAATTCCATCAGACCAACTTGCAGGATGATGATTCACTGTCCAGAAAGTGTAGCCTCTGTCTTCTGCTGTATTGTATGTATCTGCTGTGTAAGTATAACCTGCTGCTTCTGCCGAAGCACCATAAGTATATCCAATAGGAAAACCATTAGGATTATGTACAGAAGATACACAATTTGGGGTTCCGTTTAGTGGATTTGTTGTGTATGGATTGAAACCGCAAGGGAAAAGATCCTGCCCATTACACACATCAGGAAATGGTTCTCTGGCATCTAGAGTAGTGTCAAATCTATAACACAAATAATTTCCAATTAGAGGTCTTTCTGAGTAACCAGTATCAATTGGTCCTGGCGGAGCAGGTATATAAGAATCTGGACCGACATTATTAAAGAGTTTAAATCCTGCGGGGTGAGTTATATCTTTAATTGGTTTGGTTGTAAATTCATAATCACCAGCATTAGCAATACTTTCTTCTGTACTGACTGATGTAATAGAATAGGAAAACTCTTGGTAATAATCATCCCTGAATCTAACACCACCACTTAAAGTCTTTCTGCTATCTGACCAATATCCACTATATGTGTTACCTAATGTATCAGTATCTTCTAATAAGTTTGGAACCCATATAGAGTCAGATAAAATACACAGTTGTACTTTAGGATAATCAAAATCAATTGATGCTGCATCGATACCAAACAAAGAAGATAGTAAAAATCTACTAGACTCTTCGGTGCCTTTAGTTAGATAAAATTGACGAACAAAACTAAGGAATCTACGAATATCAACTATTGAATTTCGATTAGGATTAATCCAATCATAAATAATGTTCCCATCATCTTCACTGACAGAAGTATCTGGAAAAAGATGAGCAAACAATTCTTTGTGGTGAATTAAAAGATTACTAGGTACATTAGTTATGTCCATCAGATATGGTATCTGATTGATGTTGTTGGTTATTCCTAACCACTCAAAATAGGTTTCAATAAACTTAACATACAATTCATGGTTCTCTAAAATATGAACTGGTAATCTATCACGAACATAGAAGGGAAATCTCGGAGTGATAATATCAGACGCATTTGAGTTTCTCAATGCCTGTTCATTAAACTGTTTCTTTGCTTTATTTTCTGCAAAGTTTTTAAATTCTAAGTTGGTACTACTGATCATTATGCGTTAACCGATAGTTGATCGATAACTCCAATCTTAAAAGTTGCCTGCTTTTGTGATTGAACTGACTTAGTATTTGGCTCAGAACGAATAACAAAGTCAGAAGAGGGGTTGGCATTCCAATCTGTCAAGCCAACAATATATAAGTTACCAGACAAATAATCAACAGTTCCTATTCTGTAGTTAATATATTTTCTTGTTGCATTTTCAATAATATAAAATCTTAAAAATCCATCCCCATCGTCTTCAATATATCCTAAATTCGAGTCAGCGTCGTTGAATATATCAATATTAATTAACGAAAATTTACCATTGACTGTTGACTTGATTATTTTATTAGCAAAAGAAACATATAAGTTTCTATCAGTATTGTCTTGGTATTCATTTCCCAAGAAAGTAGCAGACATTTCTACTTTAAAATCAACTGATCTGATTGCTTTATTGTTATTTACAAGATCTGAGATTATTGTTGAATAAGGGAAAATTCCTCTAAATCCACAAGCAGGATCATAGTCTCGAATTTTACTTCCTACAATATTATTTAAACCATCACCGTTTATACTAACTAATCTATCAAATATAATCTCGCCTTCAAGAATATCTAAGTCATAACATGTTGGTTGAACAAACTCAGGAAGAATTCCTACAACTGTTTTTTCTTGTAACTTGGCAGCAAAGGCAGAGAGTTGTTCTTGCGTAAATGTCGCTCCAGCATTATTCTTAGTACATGCTAAAAACAATCTACCATACTGGGGTGGGTTGTTATCTTCACCACCCCAAGCAGTCGCGTCAAATACTTCGGGGTTATCTATCTTGAATACAATCTCAGCGTCCTCGGCGGTAACTGCTCTATTTTGTGCCTGAAAATATGATGGAGCATTCCTTCTAATACTTTCAATAGTTTCTCGCTCTTGTCCGCCATAAGCAGAATTTATTACCGAATTAACTTTAGTAACTTTTATAGAACTACTGACGGGTGCTATACTAAAGACAGTTTCTCCGTTCGCATTATTCACTCCGTTCGGTGTGAGATACTCTACAACAACATCAGAGTTGGCTGGAACTGATACTCCATATACACCATCACCAAATGAAACTTCATATGCTCCAGAGTAAATAGCATCAACAAAGAACACTTGAGAGGATGCAGATAGAACCGAAATTCTATCTGCTTTACTAAACACTACACCACCGACTGTTACTTTAAGTGAAGATATATCAGCCTGTTCAGGAACAGTAACACTACCATTAAAGTAAGTTGTATTTTTTGTTGTGTTTGATGATGAGTTCTGATAAACCGTTATTGTTCCAGTATCTGATCCTAGATCAATGTCTTCCTTTACTATAAAAGAAAAGGAAGTATCTTGACCATTAAAAAGTGTACCAGCAGGAACCAACGATCCTGTATTCAGTGTTACATTTATATCTGCTCTGGCTGCAATTCTAGATCTTGGTGTATAACCGACAAGTCTAGCAAGAGAAACTAGAGAGTCTCTTTTCTGTGCCGAATCTATAAAACTTTCGTTTGCTAAAAAGTTTGTGTATGTTGAAAAGAATGCCGTATTATATGATAAGAGATCAATTAAAGTTGACATTGCAGAGCCATTGAAATCAAAATCAGTAAACTCTGGCTTTGTTTTCATGAAATCAACGAGAGAATTTCTTACTTGATTGAAATCTGTTTGACTTAGATTGATATATGAATCTGGCATTATCTTACTCTTTCTATTGTTATATCTATTACGTCGTTATCATCTAAAAAACTATATTCAACTTCTACTTTTAAAGTTCCATCAATATCATTCCAATCGGTAGTAACTTTTCTCAAAGTAACCCTTGGTTCAGATATAGTAATGGCTTTCTTGATAGTAGAATTAACTTCAGAAATCATGCCAGGTGATGCTTGATCAAAAAGTCTAGAAAGTAGATTACCCCCAAAGGAAGGACGAAATGGTCTTTCGTAGAAATTAGTTAATACAACATTTCTAAGGGACTGCTTGATTGCATTATTATCAAACTTACGAGCAACATCCTTCGTTGATGATTTAGCGAAGTTAAAATCAAGATCAGAATATCTAAATTTATCTGTTATTGTCATATCTTATGTATGCCTTTATGATGGATCATAAGGTAAACTATCTCTATTTAATCTTACTTTCATTGCAGAAGTATTACTACCATCAAATACTCTACGAATACCTGTAACTAGATATCTTCCTGATACTGGATTAACTCTAGAAACCTCTGAGGATATTCCTTCCGGATCCTCGCGGGATTTTGATCTAGGCATAGTAATAGCAACTAAATTTCCTATTGATAAATTCATATCGTTAGGTACTGTTATTTCAATTTCTTGTGCTTGAATGAGAGCAATCTGCGCCCTTCGATATATTGGTTGTTCCTTTGGTGTGGACCAATATCTATTCCAAGCATAAGAACAATACTTAGCATACTCAACAGACTTACTTGTGTCAGTTACAACATTATCTGTACCAACACAAGTGCCATTACAATCTAAGAAGTTTTGCCAATCTTTATTATTATAAATTGGTCTAGAAGCATCATATAATTGAAGTTTTTCATTTGGGTAATACCCACCAAAATCAGTAAAGTTCGTGGCGCTCGCAATGGCTATCTCGTCAAAACCGGTGAAAGGTACATCATAAGAGTTTCTTCCAAACTGTCGCAGAAATTCAGAAAAGCCTTCCGTATTCTCCGACATAGATCTTGGTAATCCCTGAATAGCACCATAAGAATAAGGCAATCCTCTTCCCCAGAGAGCAGGCCATATTAACGAAATTGTTGAAATTGTATTTTCCTTGAACTCCCACGCATGAATAGGAAGGTTCTCGCCGTTGATTTCTGCTGTTGCTCTCTCCATAGTGTAGGAACTAACATAAGGAACATCGATTCTTTCTTCTGCAATATCTAAATGACCACATAATCTAGGTATTTCACAAGCACTCTTGTGCTTATATGATGCATTTTCAATATACTCAACTGTTATGTTCCTTGTAGATTTTCTCGTGGAGCCGGGGCCGGACTGTACTGTAATCGAAGGCAAATCGAATTCAGAGAAGTCATATGTGATTGGAATATTATTTTCTTCTACTGTATAAAGTAAGCCACTAACTTCTATAAAGTGGGATGGTTCATTACTCGGGTCGAAGGCCGTACTGTAATTGCCCGGAAAGAAAGCATTAAAATAAGGAGTATAATTGATCGGATTATATGAATCGCTAAATGTAAGTTCACCAAAGTCTTTTATAAACATAGGTTTTTCAAAAAATTGATGTTGCTGATCTAGACCGTCACTAAAGAATGCTCGAAAGTTTCTAATATTTGGAAGACCTAATCTAGGATTTATCCAATATCCATTCCAAAATATACTATTATACCAGTTAATTGGATCACCATATATACCACGAACTCGTGGGGAACAATATTCTTGACCTAAATGTTCAGTAATCAAAGCACACTCTGACGGAATGTTATTCCATTTATCTCTAATTGTTAAACAATCAACAGGATCACCACTATATGGTAATAGTGGTTCTTGATTTTCGCATCGTGGATATGATTGATTTATATATTCTTCACTAAGTCTAGGAACTATATCAACATCAATTAGTGGTACTTGATTATAAAATTCAGTACTCTGTTCGGTTGGCATACTCGGATGATCAACCTCACCAAAAAACCTATATCTATTATCTCGTTGTTTTTGTGTACATGGAGAAAAGCGACTTAAATTACGACTAAGAAAACTAGGGGCCCATGTGGCGAATATTTCTGCGATGGTCGATGGCAAATTCCCTAGAAGAATTTGCTCATAATATAGTTCTGTATCTAACTGTGGGTATCTTGCAAATATATAATCAATTTCTGCTCGCTCCTCTGGAGTTAGTTGTCCTTCCCACCACGTCACTTGCTCTTCTCTACTATTACAATATTCACAATATTGCTGATCAGGTCCTCTACCAAGAGTTCCTTCTCCTGTCTCTAGTTTATTGAGTCCTGCATTAATAACTAAGTTATGCTCGTAATAAATCCTCTGTAAACTAGCAAGATAATATTCCTTCAGTGACTTAATAATAGGCATTTTTATCTTGTCATGAACTATTCTAAACTTCTCACCAGATAGATCACTCTGTCTTGCAAATTTAGTCTTAAAGAATTCGTGTGGATTTGTTTGGCTGAAAGCATGACGTGTATATGCAGAAGAATTTGAGTATCCATATTCATTACTGTTTAGATCGTAAGGAGAACTATCAAACCAACTAGATTTTCCAATTCCCTCTTGAAGATATACAGGTGGGATTTCAAGAAAACTAGGCTGAGTATACTTTGTGTATTGATTTTCATCAGAACGGATTAGTGGATATTGTTCTACACTTGACCATTTATCATAATCCTTTAGGTAATCATATTCTAAACTTTCCTCAATAACAGCCTGTGCTTCTATTACCGTATTACCTATAGCATCGTCCAATCCATTTGGACCTATTACTTTTTGTAATCCACCCAACGATGCTGGTAATGTTGCATAGTATGAGGCAAAATCATTATCAGGATTCAATTCATAGTAAATAACCTTAGAAGATAAAGCCTGCTTGTTCAGCAAATCCATAAAATCAACTTGTCTAATAATATTAAGATCAACTATTCTACTTATTTCTTCATCTGAATTACTACCTGAAATATCATAAGTATAAGTTTTGTCAACTTCATTTTCTCGATTTCTTAGATAACTATCAATAGATCTAAAGTGCCATCCTGTAAGATCATGCCAAGTAAAAAAGTTTGCTGCGTTTGGATTTTCTTGTGATACTGAGTTTTCTGCTAGTTCGTTTAGTAGTTCAAAAATTTTTCTTGGTCTGGCCTCTCCATTTTCATTATTGTTATGCATCCCAGATAAACTATTATTATAAGACCAATCCTTACTTCCAAGATAATCTGGAGTATTTCGATCATCAAGATAAGAAGGAACATAATTAATCCAGTTTGATGTTGGTTCTATGTCTAATAAACCTTTTCCTGAAGTGTTGTTCATGTCTAGATCAAAACCAGCAGTATCAAAAATTTTATTGACCAAACCGTAGTCTTGATCCGTTAGATTACTATTACTCTTATTAGAATCTGTGGATATTGGACCAATATGTTTATAATTTAAATGTGTTTCAAATTTCAATGAATCAATCAAGAACTGATAGGTGGTAAAATTAAAAGCATATGTTGTTACCTGATTAGTTGGATCAATACTCTGTGTAACTTTATATACCTTAAATCTCTGAGTAATACTATATGGTTTTTTTTCTCCATCAATATACTCATTACAATTAAAGGAAATGGTTATCCATTCTGTTCCTTGAACACCATCTAATTTAGCATCCCATCCTGTAGTATTATCGATGACAACAGTACCCGACATAGAATTACGAAACATATCTTCAGAAAAATCCACACCAATCATATCTTGATTGACATCAATCGATACAGAAGTACCCCGTCCTACAACAGAGTTATCTGAACCAATAATTATACCTGATATTCCACCTTTAAATGCCGACTGTTCCATGAAGACTCCTGATTACAGTAATGATAAATTATTTGAATTTGCGGATCTGATCACACCAGTTCTTCCACCAGAAGGTTTCGTATTTAATAATGAAACCATAGTTCTATGTGCTGATTCTTTGAGATTATCTGGGAAGACTTTAATTTCTCTAACCTTATCTGATCTATCTTGACTTTGATAAATCACACTACGAGCATATACCTCAAATGATTCAGTTGATTCAACCCACTCATATATCAGTGTTGTTGTTAGGTTAGTCCTAGGACCACCTACTTCTGATGGATTTAATATTTTTTCTTCCGTAGTTCCAATTGAGGATCTCGAAGTGTAAGGACTTAAATCCCTGCCATCTTCTGTTTGAAAGTTTACGGCTGTTGTGATTGGATTTTCTAGTCTCTCAACATTATTGATGTTTGTTATTTCACCCTCTGAATCAACCACTCCAAATGTTTGACCAACTGATAATCGTGTTCCAGTTGAAGCAGGAATGCTTAAATCAAAACCAAAAAATCCTCCTCTGACTCTTGTGATAGTAGATGAGTATTCATCTTCATCTGCTTCTCCACTAGAGTCCAGACGAATAACTGTATCTCCCACATTATATGGATAAAGTTGATCATAAGATCCTGTCCCGCCTGGAAGGTAGTGAATTGTATCTTCGTTTACTGCGGGGAGAGTTTGATCATAACCGTCTCTAGGCCAATCTGAAAAAGGATCTGTCATGTTATTGAATAACATAATCAACCAATACCATTCAGAACTTCCATACAACTTAGTAGCAACTATGTCTGGTGTTTCTCCACCCTTTATTGTATATGTTTTATAGTTCTTTATTGCTCCAAATGTATCTAGAAATCTAACACGTCTCATCATATCAACAACCTCGACAATATCGGCACTGGCCCCATTGACACCATTTGGATAAAACGTATATGTGGTTTTTGGAAAACTAGAATTAAACATGTTGACTACCTTAGTTATTTATGTTATCTGATCTGGAGATTCTGATATCTTGGAATGTGAGAGTCAATTCTATTGCTTGAAAATGATTATCGGGAGTCAATGAAATCCTACCACTTGCTCCATAGTTTGTCGAAATACTTGTTATGAACGCAGCGTCAATCCTAGGAAAAGCATTATCAGTGCCACCGTTGTGCATTTCTACCGAAAATTGATGCGGAAAGTTGAATACATTATTACCACCAGCAAGAAATTCTTCAACCACTCCAGAATCGGCATTAGTATAAACCGAAGGATATGCTTTTTCTCTAAGTGATTTAATTATCTTTACTATAGCATCACCTTCTTGCTGATTCTTCACAAACATATTGAAGGTGAATGTGTGTGTTCTTAGATCAGGACTTTTGAATAGAAGTTCTTCTTTTGGATTGAAGGCTGTTCCACTGCTAGCCGCAAAGTTATTCTTTATATCATCAGACACAAATCCCGACATAATGTTTGCCATACCGGCCACGGCGGTAGTTAAATCAGACAACGCTGCGGCCTTAAGAATACTTGATTGTTCATATGAAATATTATCAGATGATTGTATGGATTGTGGTATTATCAGTCTATATCTTGTCGAGTCTGGATTTGGTTCCGATTCAGTGACCATATTTACTGTAGCATACTCACTTCCAGTTATAAGTATATACGGAACGTCTTGCGATCGAATATCTAAAGGGTAATTAAATATATCAGGCATATCAGTTGATTCAGGCATATACTAATCTCCGAAAGGTTTTACAATGGCATATAAAACAAAATATTCACCACAAAATCCCCAAAAGTATATAGGGAACCCAAAGAACATAATTTGTAGATCTTTATGGGAAAGGAGAGTATGTAGGTTTCTTGACGAAAATATAAAGATCATTAGATGGGGTTCTGAAGAATTACATATTCCATACTATTCTCCTGTGGATAGAAAGAATCACAAATATTATCCAGACTTCATTGTAGAAAAGGCTGACGAAAGTGGAGAAGTAAAAACACTTATAATTGAAGTCAAACCAGATAAGCAAACTAAAAAACCAAAACAGCCTAAAACTAAGAGTAAAAACTATATTAGAGAATGTATGACGTATGAAGTTAATATCGCTAAATGGAAAGCAGCAAAAGATTACTGTTCGACCAAAGGTTGGGAATTTATTATAGTTACAGAAAAAGACATTTTCTCCAAATAAGGCATATATACTACGGAGAAAACTAATGTCACAATTCGGAAATCCTCTAACAAATGCAATAAACAATGCCGTAAGTCAGGCTCAAAATATAGGATTCAAAAAAGTTCAGTCTAGGACAAAAACTCCTAGTCAAATTTTCGACAAGTATTCGTTTGATATAATAATAACTCCTCCAGCGGGGCTAACACCAAAAGCGAGTGCGGCTGGGGATTTTCATCCCCTAACATGTACAACACCAACAAAGAGAATAGCATCAGACGAAAAAACCCTATGGGGTCCTGTCTATAATGTTCCATATTCTAGGCTGTATAGTGGTGATTTTGAAATGAGTTATCTATACAATCAAGACTTTCATGATTTTATCATGAAATGGTCAGAAATAGTAATCAACAACAACACAGATAAAGCAAATTATTATGATGATATCATAGGAAATATCGAGATAAGATATCATAGCAGAGATAATACTAAATCAACAACATATAAGTTGAATGATGTATTCCCTCTGTCTATAAATGGTCTTGAACTTGATATGTCCGGGACAAATTCATATCAGACAGGAACAGTATCATTCTCATTCAGAGATTTTGATCTAACTATAGGAAACTAACAATGAAAATAGGTGAAATGTTGAGATCGGAATTGCCAGAGTATGCTGTAACTATTCCATCTATAGAAAATAAATTATCCTTTAGACCATTCTTGGTAAAGGAAGAAAAAACTTTACTATTGGTTGCTGAAGAAGGAAATGAAATTGACGTATTAAGAACAATTAAGAACATTATAATGTCTTGTTATTCTGATCTAGATTTAAATAAAATTTCTATGGGAGAAGCAGAATATCTTTTCGTTAAACTAAGAGAGAAATCTATAGGTGAAAGTTTAGAACTAATTTATACTCATGGTGTAATCAAAACTCCAATGAATCTCGATCTAAGGAAAATAAAAATTCCAAAGAGAACAGGCAATAATCAAAATACGTTTAATATAACAGAAAACATTTCCATTACGATGCGAGAACTGAATATGAACGATGTGATTAGGGAAGAAATTAAAGTATGGACTCCCGATCAGGATGATTATATTAAGATGATAGCCTCTATGATTGATACAATTACAATCAAAGAACAATGTTTATCTGGAACTGATCTTTCAATTAAAGATAAAGTTGACTTTGTTGAATCTATGACAGAAAAACAATTTAAAGAATTGGTTAAATTTGCAGATGGTGCGCCAAAACTAAGTCATAAAATGAAGATAAAGATAGATACTGAAGAAAAAACATTAGAAATAAATGGACTAAATGATTTTTTCGGCTTAGTGTCTCCCACATGAATCTAGAGGGATTTATGAAATTGGTGTTTCAGATGATGCATCATTATAGGTATTCATACTCAGAAATAATGAATTGGATACCGTGGGAAAGAAATGTCTATATCTATCAATTACAGGCTTGGTTGCAAGAAGAAGAAAGACTCAAGAAAAAATAATTAGAAAGTAGACATGGCAGACACACCACCTAAAAAAACTCAAAAAGAAATGAAGGTTCTCAGAGAACAGGAGAGAACCTATAAGTTGATGCAGAAGACCATGAAAGAAATGAGGTCTGATAAACGAACGCCATCAGTAGCAGGCAAAAAATTAAACAAAAAGAATGTTGCTGATATGAAAGGGCCTGACTCCCGAAAGGATGTAGATGAGTTTGCTCCGGAATTAGAAGGTGTACTAAAGGTAGCAAAAGAAAAAACAAAGGAAGGCGCTGGCAATCTTAAGGATAGCGTTATTTCTGCGATACCTGGCGGTCAAACAGCAAAGAAACTCGCTGGTTTTTTTACACAACGAAGGTTGATAAAAAAAGCAAGAGAAAAGGCGGCAGACTTCAGGAAAAAATATAATACACTGATACAACAATCAGCAATCAAACATCCCGTTGGATTTAGTAAATTTAATGATGCGGTTAAAAAATCATATAAGGGTGATGATAATATACATGAAGTTATGGTTGACACCCTCGTTAAGATGGGTGTGACAACAGCAGACGAGTTAGACACGTTATTCAAACAATTAGAAGGTAATGTATCAGACGATGCTGTAGCAACTGCAATTTCTTCTGAAGTTTCAAAAGCAGGTTTTGAAACTAAATCTGGAGGCTTATCGGGAATGTCCGCTTTAGGTGGTAGTGGTAGTGGTATTGCTGGTGCAGGAAGTTCCGGTGTAGGTGGTAGTGGTAGTGGTGGTGCGGAAAGTTCCGGTGTAGGTGGTCTACAAACATCAGCGGGATCAGAACTTGCTCTTAATAATATTTCATCATCACTAACAACACAAACAGTATTATTGGAAGATATTAAGAAAGCAGTGTCCTCCCC